GGAATATTCGGCGGAGTTTACGCTTGCCGGCGATGTGTCTCTTGTTGCGGGCGTAAATGTCGACGTTGCCGGATGGGGAATGTTCGACGGCAAATATATCATACAGAGCACGACACACAGCGTGACCGCGAGCGGTTATACGCTCCAAATAAAATTACGCCGGGTATTGGAGGATTATTGATGATAAACTCAGAATCAGCATTATATAATTTAGTGCGCGTGGGAACGGTCAGTTCCGTCGATTTAACAAGCTTGACGGCGCGGGTTATATACATGGACAAGCAGGACGTCGAAGGGACGCCGCTTACTTCCGGGCCGCTTAAAATATTAAACCAAGATTCGTTGTGGTTACCCTACGAAGGCCAGCTTGTTGTATGCCTGTATATGCCGATCAGCGACAGCGACGGTTTTATTATCGGCGCCATACGTTCGGGGGTGAATCAGCAATGGCAACAATAGGGACGCTCGGCGACATTGTTTTTTCTGTTTCGAATAATCAAGTCAATACTTTTAACGGCTTAAAATGGGACAGCTCCGCGCAGTACGCGCAGCATAACAGGCATTTAAAAGACGTGCTGCTTGAATTTACCGGGACGGACGCGGACAAAATCAGTTTTTCGATGTATTTTTCCGTATTTTTAGGAGTTGACCCTATGGCGGAAATAACGAAGTTATTAAACGCTGAGCGGGACGGACAGGTAATGCGTCTTGTTATCGGGAGCAAAGGTTACGGCAAACATAAATGGGTGATAGAGAGCTCGTCAAAAAGCCTTGAGAGGTTCGACAACAAAGGTAATTTACTCATAGCGATAGTAAATATTTCGCTTATAGCGTATTCGGGGAGGTAGCATTATGGCGTTTACGATAACGGCGGACGGTAATATAGTTATAAACTTCGCGCCCGAATCGGTTATTGAAGAAGTTTTGCAAAACATAACCATGATATTACTTACGACCAAAAACAGTTGTCCGCTCGACCGAAATTTCGGACTCTCGGCGCGGTTTTTAGACGCGAGGACGCCCGTGGCGGAATCTCTTTTGATCGGCGAAATCATGGACGCGGTGGAAGAATACGAACCGCGGGCGGAAATATTGAACGTCTCGTTTGACCGCGACGAAAACGGCGGCAAAATATCCCCGCGTTTGGAGGTGAATATACATGCCGGATAATACAGCGAAACAATTTCCCGATATTAAATTTGTCGATACGGACGCGACCGCGCTTCTCTCGAGCCTTGTGTTGGCGTATGAGACTATAACGGGGCGCAGGTTATTTCCCGCGGACCCGGCGCGGAAATTTATCGAATGGATCGCCGACATTATAATCCAAGAGCGGGTCATAATCAACCGGTCGGCGATGCTAAACGTGCCGAGATTCGCGTACGACGAATACTTAGATTCGCTTGCGGAAATTTTCAAGGACACGGAGCGTTTACAGCCGAAGCCTGCGCAAACAACGATGAGGTTCTATATTTCCATGCCGCGGCCGTCGGCGCAAATAATACCTAAAGGTACGCGGATAACGGTTGACGGTGTTATTAATTTCGAAACGATAGAACCGGCCAACATACCGCCGGGAGGGTTATATGCCGACGCGACAGCCGTTTGTTTGACCGCCGGCACGATAGGCAACGGTTTTACCCCCGGACAGATAACAAAACTAATAGACATTTATCCGTTTTATGACCGCGCGGAGAATATAACAGCGAGCGCGGGCGGCGCGGACAAAGAAACGGACGAGGCGTTTTATGAGCGGCTGCGCGACAGCATGGAGACGTTTTCGACGGCGGGACCTATGGGATCATACATTTACTGGACAAAAACCGCTTCGGCGCGGATAGTGGACGTAAAACCGACAAGCCCTGAACCCGGCGTTGCGGATATTCGCGTATTGCTCGAAAACGGGGAAATGCCCGACGAAGAAATGATACAGATTATACTAAACACTTTGACGGGCGGGAATGACGGGGTCAGACCGTTTACCGATTATGTGACCGTTTCGGCGCCGGAGCCTAAATATTTTGATATTGACTTTACATATTATATATCAAAACCGCGCGAGGAGAGCGCGGCGGTCATACAAGCGGATACGGAGCGGGCATTGCAGGCGTATATCAAGTGGCAGACAGAGCGCATGGGGCGCGATATAAACCCTTCGAGGCTCAACGAGCTGCTGATGAACGCGGGCATAAAGCGAACCGAAATAAAAAGCCCAGAATTTACGGTCGTCGAAGATAACGCCGTCGCCGTAGTCAAAAACCTTAACGTTATATTCGGAGGAACCGAAGATGAATAATTCCGTATATGACGTCGATTTTACGCGCGCGCTGCCGGATCCGTTAAAAAACGACCCGAAAATACTTGCGCTTGGGCGGGTTATCGCGGCGGAGCTTCAAGAAAATATACGGCTTACTCGGCATGCGATAATTTACGCCCGTATCGACGAATTAGACGATGAAATACTTGATATATTGGCGCGGGACTTTCATGTTGACTGGTATGATGACGGCTATCCGATAGAAGCTAAGCGGGAAGTCATAAAAAACAGCGTAAGAGTACATAAGCGGCTCGGTACGAAGTACGCTATGGTGTTGGCGCTGGGGAGTATTTTCCCGGACTCCGAGGTACAAGAGTGGTTCGAGTACGGAGGAACGCACCACAGGTTCCGAATTATATTGAATTTGACGAACGCGAAAGCGCCCGTCGATATTTTTCAAATACTCCGGGCGGCGCAATTCTATAAACGTCTTACCGCACATTTAGACGAAGTTATATACCAAACCGCGATAACTATCGAAATCGGCGTAGAAACAATCAAATACCGTTACAGAACGGGTTTGACGGGAACATACAACGCGGGGACGCGCCCGTACCGGAATGTACGGGGAGGCTCAGCGAATCGGCGTATCGATATATCGGCAGCAGCGGAAAGAAATAAATACAACGTTCCGCGTGCGGGCACAAAACCGTATCGCTCGACGATCGCCGCGCTGCGCGACTATACAATTGAGGCCGAAACCGACCCTAAAGCTTTTACCCACAAATTTGGTGTGACGGGAAAATACACGACCGGAGTAAAACCGCGCAGAAATGTAAGCGGCGGCGTTGCGGCGGTTGAGCTCGAAATACGGCCGGAAAATAAAAAACATATATTCCGCGCAGTACCGGCCGGCACGAAACCGGGGCGCAGCACGGTTTACTATAAACTCGACAAAAGCATTCGCGCAGATACCGAAACGAAAAAGTTTTTATATACCGCCGGTATGACAGGAAAAGACAATGCGGGAACGCAGCCGCATACAAATATATCGGGGCAAGCGAAAGTCGGCGGAATAAACCCCGTGATAATGACAGAATCATACGCATTTAAGGTCAAACGCTGCGGCACGTCCCGCACAAAAAAATAAATCAGGAGGGGAAAAATAATGCCTATCTTAACAACGACAGCAATTGAGGGTTACAAAGTCTACACAGACAGCATAATACATCGGGCGCGGTATCGCATTGGCGGCACATATCATAACGCGTTAATACATCGGCGGGAACGTTTACCGGACGGGAGGGTGGCGGTATATTTTTCGATAACGCCCGGAATAAGCGGAAACGTAACGATAACGGAAGTACAGCTTCTCGACACTAATAACAACATATGGGCGTCGAACGCCGAAAATATTGTTATAAGCGGAGTCCAAGAAGGCTTACTATACCGCTTCACATTTGATTTTAAGGAGGTGTAAAAATTGTATAACAGGAAATTATGGCAAGACCACGTAACAGAATTCGAAAATCGTTTCAGAGAACAGAACAACCCGGACGGCACTATAAATCATATCCCGATCGAGGGTACTATTTTACAACAAGGGACTCCGCAGAACGCGGCAAATTTCAACAACAACGAGGAGGGGACGGTAGCCGCAAACACAATCGCTGATTACATTATAGTCACTATCCTGCAGCTGCTGAGAGGGCAGAAAAGCGCAATCGGCGAGAGCGGCATAATAACGCTGACGAACACGACAAAATACCCGTTCAACAACAGCGCGAGCCGAAGCGGAAATACCGTCGCGTTAAAACTGCCGCGAGATACGACAAACTATACTGTGACATTGGAAATCCAAAGCGAAACAGGAGGCGCGGCCGGAGATTTAAGGGTATTAAACAAGCTGCGTAACGGATTTTTGATTTCGTTTGACGGCAGCGCATCGGCGGTCGCCGTCCGCTACAACGTGACGGGAGGCGGTTACTAATGGCAAACATTATCATCAAAACAAGCGAGCGCAGAGCCGCCGAAGCGCGTACCATGCGCGAATTTGGCATTGACGCTCGCAAAGCTACAGCAGAGCAACGCGAATACACCGAGCGGATAACCGCCGACGAGCGCGTACTAAAAAAAGAATTTAAACGTATGGAGGAAAAAGCATGAGCAAAAAAATGAATATCGTATACCAAAAAGAAGAACTGGGTAACTTTATAGATTATTCGGTAAATAAAAACAGTATCACATTCAACGATGAACTGACCCTCGCGCTCAATAAGTTCGAGCGCGACAACCCGGTCCGCATTGACATATGCAAAGACAAATTCGACAACCTCGTGATGGGAGTAATACCGGGGCTGGCCGAACTTTACGCCGCGCAAATCGATATACCCGCGAGGGAATACGAATATGTCGCGAACGGAGTCAACGACGAAGGGGAGCCGATGGAAATACCGATGCCTATCGGCTTTGATATAAAAAACATAACATTAACTTTATGGGGACAGGAGGAATAATATCATGGGAAACTTTGACCAATTAAAACTCGCCGTCGAGGGAATGAGCGGCGGCAAAAACACGATAATACTTGACGACTTCGATATGCCGTCATACATGGTGCGGATACCGCAGTTGAAATACTCGGACGTTATCGCGGGCGGAACGCAGGACATACTCGACGCTTTTATTCTTGGTGGGAACGCGCTCGACGCCATTTATATCGGCAAATATCAGAGTTATGTGCAAAACGACAGGGCGTACAGCTTGCCGTTCCAAGACCCTACGGCCAGTATAAATTTCGATACCGCGCGGTCAAGATGCCGCGCTAAAGGTAACGGCTGGCATTTGCAGACCAACGCGCTGTGGGCGGCGATAGCCTTATGGTGTAAAAAGTGCGCCACGATGCCGGGCGGCAACAACAGCTACGGGCAGGACTACATCAACACCCACGAAAAAGGCGTGCCAAGTATGGCGCGTGACACCAGCGACCGCGTACAAAGGACGGCGACCGGAAGCGGACCCAATACGTGGTATCACGACTACGACAGCGCGACAGGAATCGCCGACATGAATGGTAACGTCTGGGAATGGTGCGGCGGCTTGCGGCTTAACGACGGCGAAATAAATATAATCCCCTACGGTTACGCGATGGCCGACACCATGACGGGAGCGCAGGACATACAGAGCGCGACCAGCGATATGTGGCGTGCGATATTACCGGACGGGACGTTTGTCGCGCCCGGAACGGCGGGAACGCTGAAATGGGACTATACAACAGCGACTCCGGCGGCAAATTCAACTGCGTTTAATCTTATCGCGGGCCCGCTGGTTAACCAGCAAGTAAATGATACTCCGAGTGGGCGCGCAAACTTCGGAGCATTGACCGCCGCAGCCGGCGTAAACATACCGCAGACGCTGCTCGGCTTAGGGCTTATGCCCGCCGACCCTGCGGCCGACTACGCGCAGCGCGGAGGCGCTTTCTATTTTAGGAACAACGGGGAGCGATTGCCCTTTCGTGGCGGGAACTGGTACTACACGTCGAACGCAGGTGTGTTCGCGCTCTGTCTGCTCTACGCCCGTTCCTATTCGTTCGCGAGCATCGGCTTCCGCTCCGCTTTTTACGGCAATCCGTAATCTGCACCCTGTAATCTGACGGGCGGACGATAGTCCGCACTTCCACCAAACCAACAAAGGAATTCTGTAATATATGGAAGAATTGAAAATTTTACAAAAAACAGAGGATATGATTTACTACGGTAATCAAGCCCTGCTCCAGTTTCCGAAAGCGGAGAGGTACGCGCTCGCGGCTGATATGAAAAACAGCATGTATACATTTTACAGGCTGATAATTACCGCGAATAAAAAATACTACAAAAAGACCACACTGCAGGACGCGGACGTGGAGCTGGAAGTATTGCGCGGATTTTTACGGCTTGCCGTAAACAAGAACCTCCGGTATTTGCCGATAAGCAAATATGAAAACTGGAGTATCATGCTGTCGGAAATAGGCAAAATGCTCGGCGGTTGGATAAAATCCACCAAACAAATCGAAAAATAATATTTTGGGGGCTGTGTCATTACGATTGCCCTATCGTGGCGGGAACTGGAACAACACGTCGAACGCAGGTGTGTTCGCGCTCAATCTGCTCAACGCCCGTTCCAATTCGAACACGAACATCGGCTTCCGCTCCGCTCTCGTTTCGCAGGTCCGAAGCCGTACCCCTACGGGGGACGGACAGCGCACGAAACAAAAGGGACACATCTCCCCGCTTCGAGATATTAACGGAGCGAAAAACTTAATTGCCGTGAAAGCAGTTAGTAGCCGCCGGAGGCGGCGAATCCTGCTACGCACGGCGCAGATGAGGTGGAATTTATCAAAAGAATCAACGAGCTATACCCGCGCATTTGCGAGTTTGAAAATTTATATGAAGCGTACCTCGAAGCGAGAAAAAACAAACGTTTCCGCTTCGAGGTATTGCTGTTTTCGGCGAACTTGGCAGAAAACCTTATAGAGATACAAACCGCGCTGAAGGAAAAGACGTACCAACTGAGCGACTACCGCAAATTTATAATATCCGAACCAAAGAAGCGGCTGATTATGGCTTTACAATTCCGCGACCGCGTCGTTCAATGGGCGATTTACCGACAGCTCAACCCGCTGCTTGACAGACAGTTTATATTTGATAATTTCGCGTGCCGAGTCGGCAAAGGGACGCATAAGGCGTTGGAGCGGTTACAATACTGGCTGCGAAAAACCGAGCGTACCGGAAAACAATGGTACTGCCTTAAAATGGATATAAGCAAATATTTTTACAGAGTAGACCACGCCGTGCTGATGCGGATTTTAAAACGAAAAATAAAAGACAAAGACCTTTTGTGGCTTTTGAATGAAATAGTAAACTGCGAAAAGTGCGCGTTCGGACTCCCGCTTGACGCGAGTATAGCCACAGCGACAGATTCCATCCGTTTATTTGATTGCGGTATGCCGATTGGAAATTTAACCAGCCAGATGTTCGCCAATTTATATTTAAATGAAATCGACCAGTATGTAAAGCATGAATTACGCGAGCATTATTATATCAGATACATGGATGATATGTTGTTATTAGGATTCGATAAAACCATACTCCACGAAACCAAAGCAAAAATAGAAATTTATCTCAACGAGGTGCTGCGGCTGACGCTAAACGATAAAACAAGCATCCGACCGACGTATCTCGGAATCGAATTTGTAGGTTTTCGCATTTGGGCGACCCATATAAAATTACGAAAAACATCATCAAAAAAATTGAAGCGCGGGCTTAAATATCTAAAAAACCAATATTCAAAAGGGCTTGCTACTTACGATGATATACGCCCAAACATTATGAGTTATGCCGGGATTTTAAAACATTTTAACAGTTATCGCTTATCGCGTGAAATATTTGGAGTATACAGCGATTATGAATGGTATGACGGGTGGTTCAGCCTACAACGCAGTAACAACGAAGAACCGCCATATTAAAATATTATATAGAGAAAGAAGGAATAATAATGCAGATTTTTAACGACAAAAGAAGATATTTACTTGTAGTCGCGATACTTATCCTCGTAGGATTTTGTTTATTTTTTAACTACGTATTCAAGGCTAATGAGGACGTGCTTGTAAGAGAAAAGGCATTTGAAAAACAACAAGATTTATGGCTTCTCAATGGAATAATCGACAAACTTGTCGAATTAGACATGGCAAACGGAAATCACCAATCTCATGAGGAGATATTGAAATACGCAATACAGTTCACCGAAGCAAATTTTAATTCGACATTCGCACAGGCATACGATGCTGATTTAATACCGTTAACGCCGTTACATTTGGGCGTGGGGGGCGGCCGAAAGCACAACCCTCTCGACTACGCGGAATTTGTCGATGCCGTGCAAAACAACGAATTCGGCAGTCTTGTATATTCATATACGACAGAGCAGGCCGGCCACCGCGAAATTTATATGGCGTACCGCTGGATGCCCTCGAACCCCGAATACCCGAAACGGTATCTTGTCGCGGTCGGAATATCGAAGTTTACGATTAACGAACAAATAGATACAATGGCCATATACGGCGCGGTCGCGCTTATTATACTCGCAGGATTTTACATCATGGGATGTACTGTTTTAATTGTGAGGCTCGGAGATATCTATGACCGTCGGCAAAACGATAAACAGAATGATGAACGGAGGGAATAATATGTTTGATATAGACCGGATATTTGAAACGACCATCGCCGTTATACTTGCGGCGGCCGGCGGTCTGGCGCGGCTTTTGAACGCCAAAGACAAAACAAAACTTAAATGGAGCCGGATATTTTCGGAAATTTTTGTCAGCGGTTTCGCCGGACTTATGGTTTTGATGTTAGCCCGTGCGTTTGGATTGACGGGGAACTGGATAGGTCTGGTTTGCGGAATGGCGGGATGGATTGGCCCGCGTATACTCGACCTCGTAGCAAAACCGGCAGGAAGTAAACTCGGCATTGATGTCGATGAATTGAAAAACAAAAGAAAATAAAGAGAGGAGAATAATCATGCAAAATTGTGATTGTAAAAAATGTGTATACGGCGAAATATTATATAAAAAAGACTATAAAGACAAAGCTGCTCCGTTTAAATCATACAGGCTCGTCGAGTGTTCCGCGCCGAAATATAGGGGGCGTAAATGGCCGGTCAGGGAAAAGACCGTGTGCGACCAGTACAAAGCGCGGGAACGCAACGTTGAGAAGGGGGATGCTATATGATAAGCCCACTGAATAAACCATACCGTCCATCATCGCCATATGGCTGGCGGGACTTGAGCGGCAACGGAGTAAAAGACGACTTCCATAATGGTATCGATATGGTCCCGCAGGATGGAAAACACCCGACAAATATATTAGCGGTCGCCGACGGTACGATAACCGATATGCGAAACAACGTGCCGGACAGCCACACGGGGCTGGGCGTTAAAGATAAGGTAACGGGTAATTATGTAAACATACGGACAGCAACAGGGCATACGATTATATATCGGCACTTGCGGCACAACAGCATACCGTCCACGATTAAAATAGGCTCCCCGGTTAAAGCCGGGGTTATAATCGGCATCATGGGTACGACGGGGCAGTCAACAGGCATTCATTTACATTATGAAATCCGCGACAGAAACAATCAATCGATAAACCCCGCGCCATACATTGACAACGACGTACGGCTTCCGGGCGCGACAATCGAAACGCCCGTACATTACGATGTACGCGTGAACGCAGGCGCGACCTTAAACATTCGCGGCGGACCGGGTACGAATAATCCGATAGTCACGGCGTTAAATAATTCGCCAACGCTGACAATTATAGAAGAAGCGAGCGGTACGGGCGCGAAATTGTGGGGTAAACTGCAGGACGGCAGGGGCTGGGTAGCTTTAGACTTCACGACGCGGGTAACGCCGCAGACTGCGGTATCGCTAATCAAAGCCACCTCGAGAGTGCGCGTCAAGCGCGGCGCGAAAACATATACGGGTGGCAACATAGCGGCGTTTGTGTACGACAGGACATATACGGTTGACTTCCTCACGGGGAACAGAGCGGTATTGGATTCGAAGGGATTAAACACGCCGTTCAATGTAAATGATTTAGAGTTAGTATAAAGAGAGGCGATAAGTATGTATTTTCCGAGCGCACCAAAAACAAAAATAGTACAGAATGAACGGGCGTGGATTTGTTACAGCAATACCGCCGAGGGATATATCACCGTGGAGTGCTTGGCCAACAACCGCACGTGCAAAATAGAAATGACAGGCAACAACGATATAATCATATTCGACACGTACAACCGCCCTGAAGTATTGCCGCTGATGTTCGGCAACGGCAAGTATCGCATACGGGTAATGGTGCAATCTGCGGATACTAAATATGCGGTTGCGCTGTCAACACAGATAGACGCGATAATGCGCGACCCGGATATAAGATTTCGTTACCCGAATCAGCGCGTAAACTATACCCGCGAATCAAAAGCGGTCGCGAAAGCGGTGGAATTGTGCAGAGGCGCGAACTCCGAAGCGGATAAATTATCAAGGATTTATTCGTTTATTATCGACAATTTTACATACGACCACGACCTCGCGGCAAACGTCAAAGCGCGTTATTTGCCGGACTGCGACAGGACGCTCGCACGTCGAAAAGGTATCTGTTGTGACATCGCGGAGCTATTCACCGTCATGTGCCGTTCGCAGGGATTATTGAATAAATATGTCACGGGCTATACAAACGTCCCTGACAGCAAAGACCCTGTATATCACGCGTACAACCGTATTTATATAAATAGTGACGTTACCCTTTCGGGCGGAATGGCTGTTAAAAAAAATACGTGGGTGATTTTAGACCCTACATTTGCCGCTCATAACAATAATAAAACGGCTGTGATTAAATGGATAGCGAACTCTAATAATTATGCCGACAAGCATTTATATTGATTTTATCGCCGACAGCGTATTAATATAATGGATAGACGCTAATTTTCGGCAAACAACCCCTCTCGGTAGATTTCTCCAACCGAGAGGGTTCTTTTTTTATCATCGCTTTACCACAATTCCGAAAACCCCGTTTACAAATATAAACCGCGGGTTCGGATTTAAAATATACTGGCGACCCGGACTATTTGAAACTCGAACCGATTCACCCCTGTTTTCGGTCGCGTCGCCGCCTACGGGCTCGAGCCCCTCCATATCGTCGCTCATTTCGATATACGATATTTGTTTGCCGCTCTTTACGTTATAATAAATTACGATCTTATCGTCGTAGACATAAACGGAGTTGACGAACAAATCAATTATGCGGCGCTGGTATTTTACGTCTGCTTTGTCCCCGGCGCAAAATGATTTTAACCATTTAATAAGCTGTTCCCGGGTGAACCTGTTTCCGTTGGCGATTCTCAGCGTAACTAAGTTTAGTTCTATATCCGCTTTTTGTGTTTCCAATACTTCTATTTTTTCCGCGAGTTTAGCGGCGGCCTTCCCGGGGCTCACGGCTATAGCGTTTATAAGGTTGGCGACCTCTTTGTCGATTTTCTTTATATTTCTCTCCGATTCATTTATTTGCGTATCGTTGAACTCTTTGTCGTAGGCTTCGATTACGCAATCCGCGATATATTCAATACGCGGCTCGGACAAAACATATTCGACGGTTTGTTCAACGACGTACCATTCCAAATAATCCTTTTTTTCGTTTTTCTTTTCGCAGGTATGATACTTTTTCCGTTTGGCGCACGTATAATAATTATATATTTTCCCGTGGCGGTTGGCGCCGGACTCGCCGATCAGCCGCGCGCCGCAATGCCCGCAAAAGGCTTTACCCTGCAGCAGGTAATCCTGCCGCGCCTTTTTCGCGGCCGGGGCTTGTTTTGCGTTTTCGAGCTTTGCCTGGACGGCGTCGAATATTTCTTCACTTATAAGCGCCTCGCAGGCTCCCGGCACTTCTTCGCCGTCGTACATATATTTTCCGATATATTTTGGATTTTTCAAAGTGTTTTGCAAGCACGAAAGGGTGAGCGGATTTCCGTCGTAATTTAATACGCCCCGGGCGGTCAATTCCTGCATGATTTTCTTTTTCGACGTACCTTTTGCGTATTCCTCAAAAACGTATCTAATAATCGGCGCCTTATGTTCATCCGCGACAAGCTTTCTCTTGTCCCCGTCTACAATTGATTTAAAGCCGAACGGGGTTGTGCCCCCGGTATGCGAGCCTTTCAATATAGTTTCGCGCATACCGCGCTTGACGTTTTGAGCGAGGTTACCGGAATAATATTCGGCGACGCTTTCGATAATCCCTTCGAGCAGTTTCCCTTCGGGGTTATCCGATATATTTTCCATCGCCGACACTACTTTGACCCCGTTTTTTTTGAGCTCGTGTTTATTCATCGCGCTGTCGATACGGTTACGGGAGAACCGGTCGAGTTTCCAAACTATGATATATTGAAACTGTTTTTTAGACGAGTCCGAGATCATGCGACGAAAATCCGGGCGGTCGTCTGTTTTGCCGGACAAAGCGCGGTCGATATATTCGCCGACGACTTTCAGACCCTCGCGCTCTGCGTATGTGTTGCAATCCCGTATTTGTCCCTCGATACTTTGCTCCTGCTGTCCGTGGCATGAGTACCGGGCATAAATAACGGCGTTCGTTTGTTTATCCTGTAATTTTTGCGCTGCGCTCATACAAACTCCTTTCTCTGCCGTCCATCGCGGGCGGCTTTTTTGTTTTTCTTGACAAAATCGGCATTATGTAGTATAATATAATTACAAATAATTTTATTCATCGAAAGGAAAATATTTATGCCCACATCAGAAATTATCACGATTTGTTTAGCTTCGATTGCTGTGTTATTGAATATAATTAATGTTTGTTACTGGATTAACCATCTTAAAAAATCGTACGAAGAAAAGCCATCACCGACACAAGAAGCGACAATATCGAAACAGAAATCGGAAGCCAATGAGTGATAATCAATAGGCGTTTGCCTTGCGTCACCTTATGCTTGTTATCTTGCAAATCCTTTTTTCCTAACGGCGTAATATAATATATCTCTCTTGTTTTTACATATTCTACATAACTTGAGTTTTCCACTGCATCCCTTATAAAGCCTTTATCTTCGTAATCTTTTTCACATAAAAGCTCTAAGCGATATTCGAGAGCGTCAACTTTTTTGAATTTTTTAAATATTCGTTCTTTGGTGACATATTTACTTTTGTTTATATAGCCCAATACTTTAAAGTCTATTGAACTTAAATTTTCAATCGGAGTTGCCATAATTAAATATCCTTATCGTTATTTCGCGCCGTCCGTTTCGGGCGGCTTTTTTATTCTTCCGGCAGCGAATTTAAAAAATAGCCGTCGATTAATCCTTTGATATATACATCAGAAACCGTCGGCTGCTCTTTTTTATAATAAATCGTTAAAAACACGACAATTTTTGATTCCGTCACGACCATATATATAACGCGGTAGCCGTTCGACTTTCCGACGCTTGTGTCAAGATTCGGCAGACGAATTTTATACACGTCATAAGGCGTCGGTTCGTCAGTGTGTGTGATTTTATCGCCTTCAAATTTGCCCTGCTCTAAATCATTGATTAATTCATTAATTTGTTTTGGTAATATTTTAAATTTTTTCTTTTTAGACAATCGCTCGAAGGATTTATCGAAATCGTTTAAATATTGAACTTCATAAACTTCAACATTCTCCATTATTTGCCTCCTCGTCTATTTCTTTTTGTACTCGCGCGATCAAATCCCGCGCATTTCCGAGCTTGATTTCTCCGCGCAAAAACTTTTCCGCGTCTTTGAGTGCGTGGATAAATTCTTTTGCGAACTCTTCTCTCGGCCGCGGATTTTCTTCGCTGTAATCTTCTTCGACTGATATATTATTCATATCTAATTTTTTTACACTCATTCTATTCGTACTCCTCTCTTTGCCGTCCGTTTTGGGCGGCTTTTTTTATTTATCGCTTTCAATCCTTATGACGATTCCCCACACGGAGCAATAATAATCCCCGTCAATCCATCTTTTTAACGCGGGGGCTTTTCTATTCTTTTTCCGGAGCATCTTCCGTCGGCGAATGAATAAAATATCCGTCTATTAAACCTCCGATATATGTATCAGAAACTGTTGGGCTTTCTTTTTTATAATAAATCGTTAAAAACACAACAATCTTAAATTCTGTAACGACCATATAGATAATGCGGTAACCGTCCGATTTTCCGACATTGATATCAGGAATTGCCATTCGCAATTTATATACATCGTGAGGGGTCGGCAAATCCTTATGACTTATTTTTGTTCCGGGGAAATCGCCTTTTATCAAATCGTCCATTAATTCTTTGATTTGTGTCGGCAATTTCTTAAAATCTTTTTTATTGACGAATCTTTTTACATTTTTTTGGAAATCTTGAGTGTCGTCGATTTCATAAACTTCAATTTTCTTCATTCTGCTTTTCCTCGATTTCTTTCATCAATTGGTTTATAAAATTTTTTGTGTCACTCCTACGTTCTCCGCGCATTATTCTTTTTAAGGCTCCGTCATATGAATGTATAAATTCTTTTGCGAACTCTTCTCTCGATCGCGGATTTGTTTCGCTGTAATCTTCATCAACGGTTATTTTATTCATTTCCAATTTTTTCACACTCATTCCGTTCACGCTCCTTTTTTCACTTTTCGCTTTCAATCCGTATAACAATACCCCACAACGAGTAATAATAATCCCCGTCAATCCATCTTTTTAATCGTACTGTCAGTTTTTATATATACCTCTTCCATTTCTGTAACGCCGAGAGCGGTTTCCGCGGCGTCTGTTGCTGTTTTGGTTTTTGGGTTAATTTGCACATTCTCTGTTGTATCATCTTTATCAATGCCTAAAAGCTTATCGACAGCTTCTTGCATAGCAGGGGCTTTCTTGTATGTATCAATAAGATCTCGGTCGCGCTCGGTGATATTATCGGTCTTAGCGTTCGAGTATTTTCCGAATATATCATTTGCCGAAATTTTTAAAATATCGCAGATTTTAAATATCACTTCCACATCTATTGAATTTACGCAATTTTCCCACGACGAAACAGTATTATGTTCAACGCCAAGCATACTTGCGAGGCTTTTTTGTGTTATTTTACTTTTTTTTCTGTAATATTTTAAATTTTTAGCGATTTCTTCTTTAGCGGTTCCCATTTGACTCTCCTTCCTGTCAGTAGTTGATATTTGTGAGTATACCATAATCAACTTCAAAAGTCAAGATTAAATTTCATATTCAATGAAATTTTTTTCAAAAACCCCTTGACATTCTATAAGTTATGGAGTATAATGTAAATGTTGCATATTTTATGGAGTTAATAGAGGGGGTAAGAAAATGTTAGGAAAGGAAATAAAAAAGTATCTTGACGAAAACGGCATTAAATATTCATTCGTTGCTGAAAAAATAGAAATGCCTATGAATGTCTTTAGCGCGCTAATTAATGAGAAAAGAAAATTAACGGCAGACGAGTATATCGAAATATGTTTTGTATTGAAAGTGGACACGAATTATTTTGCAAAACATTATTTTACGGAAAAGTTTGCGCAAGCATTCTAAACCGCTGTCGTGCATAACGAGCAAAGAAGGTGAGAAAAAATGTTATTCAAAAAATGTAAATCATGCAATGCGAATCTTGACCACGGCGAAATATGCGATTGCCGAAAAGAGACGGCCGAAAAAGAAAAAGTTGATTTTAAAAGATTACCAGCAAAAGACAAAAAGCCGTCAAAAGGCATAAAGCCAAAAGTAAAATAATTTAAACCCCGGCGCCGCCGGAGCATAAACGAAAGGAACATACAAAAATGTTACACGAAAAATGCGATAAATGCAAATCAGAACCGGATGAACTGGTATCAATCAAAACATATTCCTTTGAATGTTTGATGATTATGTCGCAAGAATTAATTAAGCGCATGAATTTCAAAAAGAAATTCCGGGTAGTGTTGGAGCACGACCCGGAAAAACCCTCTATCGACGTCAGATACTTTATAGACGAAACGCCGCCCGAAAAATGCGATTGCCGGAATAAAGAAACCGCAGCGCAGGAGCTGCCGAGCGACAAGGAAAACCCCGGCGGCGGGACTATAGAAGAAAAAGAGCGCGAAAAAACATTACAAAGAAAATGCCGTCATTGCGGTTCATTCTTTGATCACGACGAAATATGCGATTGCCGAAAGGAGGGAAACAGCATGAAAAAAATATTAAGATTGACTTATCCAAGCGGCAGCGTATATGAGTATACTCCCGCGAAAAAGAAATGGACTCCGGAAGATACCTGCGTTGACTACGGCGCATATTACGAAATACCAAGGCGGTCTCATTATTTGCGGATTGACAAAACGAATCTCGCCGTAACCAGTAATCTAAAAGACGTTTATACATACGCCGCAGAGCCGAATATAAAAGTCGAATGGGTTTTCGCATAAAACAGAAGCAAACAAAACGCAGAGTAACGGGCGGCGCAAGCCCCCGGCAATGCGGGCGGAGAAAGTTCCGACGGTTACAACCCCGTAAAAAAGAAAGGAAAACAAAACAATGAATATCACAGTAGCAACCAGAGAACAGGCGTGGCAGGAAGCGAAAAAATTATTTCCGATGGAATACGAAAAAGACTACGCCTCGAGCGTGCGTTCGGGACACCCGATATACACGCACATGTCTTCTACTCATCATTGCCGTATTGACGAATTAGACGGCAGGCTCATAGTATATATAGGTCAATACGATAATATTTCGAACGATTACAGCGGACTTGTGACCAATATACGGATAAAAGAAAACGAGCCCGGCGTTATTTCCGACATTGGAACAAACATGAGCCAAAGCGCTTACGACGAACTTTGCGGAAACGTTAAGCAATGGGAAATAACAGACGAAGAGGCGATACTCTATATAAACAACGAATTCGGTTTTGAAGCGTCGAGAATAGTAATTGTCAGCGAAGTCGAAACGTTCATAAACGATAATGGCGACATAAAAATAAACCGGCAATATATCCGCAGCCCGCAGTATCGCGTCTCGGACTATAATTATGTCCGCTTCGATGTAAACAGCTGGCATTACGAAATAATCAACGGGCGGTTATATCAATATCGCGATTAATCCCGAAGGAGGTCAAAGCAATGATTAAATTAAAAGAAAACGAGCGCCTCGTATCCGCCGGGTTCGCGGATTTACGCGCTCCAAACGGCGAACCGCTCCAAGACGTGCCGTTGTACACGATTATAAACGTCGACGAAACCGAAGCCGCCGAAGTCCGCGAGGTAGGTGAAAACGAGCAAATCATATTGGCGGGCAGGCTATTCAGCGACAAAAAAGCGTCCGAGGAACGTTTTGCCGCGCTCAAAGCGGGGTGCGAGACTGCGCCGCGCGAGGAAGGCGCGCCGCTCTACATATTAGAGGACGCGAAATATGTCAACCCGGAAACCGGCCTGACGACAAAAGAAGAATCTTCGATCAGAATATTATCCGGGGATTTATGCGAAGAGTTCGCCATGCACATGATAGACACAATAGAAAAAATACTCCAAAAGAAAGGAAGCGTCAAACATGATTGATATTGAAGTAATGGGCGGAAAAGCAAACGAGAGTTTGAACGACAGTTTTGAGCGCATACGCACAATATTCAAAGACAGTCCGAACGAAATAAAAAGCGCGTGGCACGGCATTATATCCCGCGCTCAGGACACGGCGAAATCTATAGCAATAAAAGAGGCGACGAACGTGTATCACATAACGCCTTCGGACATCATGAAAAAGAGATATAAAAGCGGCGTAAGATTTCAAACGCAAACGAACGACGACGGAGTTATAGGCGAGATAATATATTCGGGTCACAAAATCCCGCTGATACGTTTTAACGTGTCCCCGAAAAAACCGACGCCGAGACGGCCGCAGCCCGTGTTTGCGGCGCAGCTGAGAGGCAGTGCGCGAAAACGCCTTAAAAACGCATTTATCGCAACGGTCGGCGCGGGGGACACTGAGGGGCATACAGGTGTATTTGAACGTATACCCGGCCATTACATGGAAAAAAGAGTCGATAAAATTAAATCCAATAAAAAAGACGGCAAAACGAAACATTCCGAAATGATAGGATTTACCCCAACCGGAGCTGGTTCGCAAGATCAAGCTTACGGTCCGTCAATGCCGCAAATGGTAGGCAACTCTCAGTCATTAGAAAAAATCGATACAGAGGTAGCCGAGACCATAGAAAACCGCACAAGGGCCGAAATAAACCGTATTTTAAACGGCTACGGCATGAAGTAATACAATAACACAAACCGGAGACGGTAGAAAGCAGGCAAACATGGAATACACGGAATTTATAAAAACAAAAGTACCGGCGGCGACGGTGTCGGGGTTCGATATCCCCGGCAACGAAATAAACCCCGCGCTGCTGCCGCACCAGCGCGACGCGGTGAGGTGGGCGGTCAAAGGCGGCCGCCGGGCGTTATTCGAATCATTCGGACTCGGCAAAACGGTGCAGACCCTTGAATTTTGCCGCATTGTCACAAAATACAAAGGCGGCAAAGCCTTGATTGTGCTGCCGCTCGGAGTCAAGCAGGAATTTTCGCGGGACGCGGTAAATTTACTCGGCATGGAGGCGCCGCCCTATGTAACAAATATGGAAGAGATAAAAGCGTCCGGCGCGGATATAATGATGACGAACTACGAGCGTGTGCGGGACGGTGATATAGAGCCGCAATACTTCACCGCGGCGGCTCTCGATGAAGCGTCCGTTTTAAGAAGCTACGGCTCCAAGACATATCAGACGTTTTTGCCGAAATTCAACGGCGTGCCGTACAAATTGGTATCGACGGCCACGCCATCACCGAACCGGTATAAGGAGCTGATCCACTACGCCGGGTATCTCGAGATCATGGAAACGGGGCAAGCCTTAACGCGCTTTTTTCAGCGCGACAGCACAAAGGCGAATAATCTTACGCTGTACCCGCACAAAGAAAACGAATTCTGGTACTGGATGTCCACATGGGCGTTATTCATAACAAAACCGTCCGACCTCGGATACGACGATACCGGGTACGATATGCCGGGTATAGAGGTACGTTACCACAAGTTAAACATCGACGCAGAGCTCCCGGAGGACAAAGACGGACAGATAAAGATAATGCGCGAGGCGTCAATATCCTTAAAAGACGCGGCTTCGGAAAAAAAGGACAGCATACAGCTCAGGGTCGAGAAGGCCGCCGAAATAGTAAACGATTCTCCCGGCGAGCATTTCATATTATGGCACGACCGCGAGGAGGAGCGCCACAGGATAAAAAAAGTATTACCCGAAGCGGTGGAAATATACGGATCCCAGGAGCTCGAAATACGGGAGCAGAACACAATAGATTTTTCGATAGGAAAAACCCGGCTTTTAGCCACAAAGAAAACATTATCGGGATCGGGTTGTAATTTTCAATATTATTGTAACCGCGCTGTATTTGTCGGCATAGACTATAATTTCAACGATTTTATTCAAGCGATCCACCGTATCTATCGTTTTTTGCAGCAAGAAAAAGTCATAATAGATATTATCTACACCGAAGCGGAAAACGAGATTTTGAGGGTACTGCTCGAAAAGTGGGAAAAGCAC